ATGAACATAATTCAGTTTTACATGTTCGTTTCAATTCTTTCATTCATAGCAGGAACATTTCTGTTCGTTAAGGGGTATAGAGATGCGGACATGGCCTTAAACATGGTAATAGTAAAGGAAACAACTTCAGTAGAGTTTGTAGATACTTCGCTGTTTGGAAAGCACTTCACTGTTTTAGATTTGTACAGAATTGGTATTGCTGAGCTTTTCGCATCTTTTATTTTGCTCTTCACTTCTTTGGGCTTTTCTTTAATAGCAAGCTTTAAGGCAATGAGTGATGAGCGTGGAAGTAGTTAGCTTGAGGTGGATAAGAAAAAAAGCTATGGATAAGGTTTACAGAGGGATATCTCCTACAATGGAAGATGTAGAGCTGATTAGAGGATGGTTTAAAGTTAAGATAGAAATTTTGAAAATATTTGAAAAAATTGGTAAGGAGAATGCTGTTAAAAATATTAGAGATGAATTGGCAACAGCTAAAAAATACTGCGAGGTTATGGGGATAAAAGATGAGCTTGCTGAATTTTATTAAAGATAAAGATAGCGTTGCATTAAGGTTATTAATAGATATTCCAAAAGAATGGGTAGACTGCAAATTAAAAGTTCATAAGCCAGTAAAAGCTGGAAGCGTGGTTATTGTTGACGGAGAAACTGCTTACTACTTCGTAAAAAATAAGTGGGCTGTAGAGATTTAATCAATCTTCAAAAATCTAGGCAAACAGTAAGTTTCGTTTCCAATTTTAACTCCAACTTTATAGCCAAGCTTCTGGCACTTCTCGTTATCGTATTCGTATACTGGAACGAAAAAAATAATGAAAATTAGGGAAAAAAGAATAAGCAAGGCTATGAAGAAAATTTCTGCTTTTGAAGTCATTTCATTCCCTTGTTGGTTGGCAACTTTCTGATTATCTCTACTATCTCTTTCAAGCGCCTTGCCACCTCTTCTCCAGGCTGAGTTAATTTCACAACAACTTCCCTTCCATTTTTTTGGAATTCAATTAGGCCCAGATTTTGAAGAACGTCAATTACTTTGTGAAGGTGAGCATACGTCACAAAAGTATCTTTGTAGATTCCCGTTTTATTCTTTGGAGATTCTAAAAGCGAAAGCATTATTAGCGTGAACGATTTTCTGAATATTAGGTTGTTTGCTTCAACGAACAGCTCCTGCTCCATTTGCTCCTCTTCTATTTCTTCATCCATTCAACCACCTATCAATGCGAATTTTTTCCCATCCAAATTATCCAAGCAAAAGCTTCTTATCTCTTCAGCAACGTAAGCGTATTTTACTGGAATAAAAGTGTTGTTTATTTCTTTTACTTTGTACTCAATTTCGTTGCAGAAAAGCGTGCAGTTTTCTGTTTTAAAACAAATTGTATCCTTTGTGTTTAGAAGTGGGGGCGGAGATTTTAAGTTGTATCCTGTTTTGATTCCATCGAAATAGCCTTTAGTGTAAAAGTTGTGTATATTTATCAAAGTATATATTGAAATAGCTAAAACAATAACATCCCTAACAATCCTAAACTTTTCTGATAAGTGAGCTCCAAAAATTCCCACTATTCCCACCAAATCGATTTTTCAAGCCATTTAGTCTTTTTGTACCAGTTTGTAGCGTATTCAAAAGCTTCTTCCCAAGTCTTGAAGAACTTCATTTCAGAGTTCTTGCTTTCTTGAAATATTATTTTTCCATCTTCTGGATAGCTTGATTCGTTCTCATCTTCAGGCCAAGGAACTACTTCTTCGTTGGTATCGTACATTTCCTTAACAGGGTCAGCCATGAAGTACATTCTTTTCATAAACGTTGTTGGCTTGCCAGAAGTTCCTTTGTAAAAGTAAACTGCGCAAACTGTTTCTTCCTTGTTCAAAACTGGCAAAGCCATAAAATCTGTAACCTTTTTAATTCTCTTGTCTATGCTGTCTAGAATTTGGGTAGTGTAGTAAATTGTTAGCCCTCTCTTCCTGCTTCTCGCCAAAGTGTTTGTTATAAATATTTTTGCCAAAGAGTGAGTTCTAGAATCCGCATTTAGCCAAAGCTCATCTCCGCCAAAAACCCCCTCCCTTATGCTGTTGAAAGTTTTCATAGAGCCGACAAACATGTAAGGTATTTTGTATAAGTGGTAATTCGCATAAACCCTAGCCCCATTTACGAACCACTGCTTCCAAAGCAAGTAAGTCATTGTTAAAGTTTTACCAGCTCCGAGCTCTCCAACTATGGCAATCAATACCATTAGTGAACCACCTCACATTCTACTCCACTCACCTCCTTAATATATTGATTTAGATTCCAAGCCATTTGGTCTTTTTTAGGATAGAGCTTTACTGAAGGCCAAAGGTATAATGGAAACTTCACTTCAAGCTCTATAACTCCGTTATTAACTTCCTTTTCGAACTTAATATTTCCAGGCAGTTTAAACTTTTTCCACTCTTCGTTTACCTCGGCTTCAAATTTATCCAAAGCTTCCATAATTTTTTTGACTTCGTCTTCGCTCAAAGGTTCTGCTTCAACCTTTTTAAAAATCCTTCCTTTCTTCTCAGCGTTTTTAGCAATTACGAACTTCATGTTGCTTGCTCGAGTTTGGGCTTCAAAGCCTCTTTTTTCTTTTGAATATACTCTATCAAAAGGTCTAAGAAAGTCTTTTCTTCCCCTTCTTTATTCGGAGCATTATCGCTCATTAATTCTTCCACCCATCAGCTGGATGGAGCAACTTCAGAGGTTGTAGCACCCGTTGCACTTTCAAGCTTAGGTGCTGCAGCTCTGTGCTTCGCCCTTATCAAGTCTATTAGAAGCTCCAAAAAGCTCTTCTTCTCTTCTTGCTCTTGCTGTTCTTGCATTAATGGGCCATAGTAGGCTTCTTGCAGCGCTTCGCTAACTTTTTGAGTTACCTCACCTTCAGCCACGCATTATCACCTCCTTTTAAGCTAATCCGGATATGAGAGAGACCAACCCTTTACCCTTTTTAGTTTCTTCCATGGCCTCTCTCAATCCGGTTCCAAATATCAGCATCTCTCTTCTGCCGAGCCTCATCCTGGATATTCTAAATTTAAGGAAGTTATCAATAAAATTTCTCATAGCATCCGAATCAAAGTATTCAGCGATGTTTGTCATAACGGATAAGTAAAAAACTTCTTTAGGAGTTAAGTCAGAAAGGCTTTTAAGCTGCTCCCCTTCAGCGTACAAAAGCTCAAGACCAATTCTAGCTATTGCCTCTTCAGGTCCTATAACTCCCCTTTCAAGTATTCTCCTCTTGTCCTCTCTTTGCTCCATTCAACCACCTATATAGGAATGTTTAAGGCTTTTGCTATAGTTCTCATCAAATCGGGATTGAGGAATATTGCTGCCAGGCCTGCGAGTATCAAAATAAAGCCGAGCACCAAAAATACTTTCCTCCAGTTAACTCCTTCAGTTCTCTCAGTCATTCCAACGTACTTCATCATTTCTTTCATGAAGGTCATGTTTGTAAAGGCCTTTGCAAACTCTGGGTTGAACCTCAAATCCCTTTCGTAGAACTTCAAATCTTGTATTGGTTCTATGTAAGTTAAAGAATAGTTGTCAGCAACTTCGTTAAACTGTTCAAAAGCGAGGGGAACCATGCTCACGCTCTTGAAAATGTAGAGAGGTTGCGAAAATATTCCTAACTTGTTGATAATAAATGGTCTAACTTTTCTCGCACTAAATCTGTAAGGACCAACAATAATTTCTTCGTTTTTCAGCTCTCCATTAGCTATTTCGCATGTATAATCGTTGTGGAATATTTGAACTTTAACTTTCAAGTATTCCCACCTCTTTCATTTCCTTTTCCAAAATGTAAAAAATGTTCGCAAGCCTTTTCCCCTTTTCAGTTAGCTTGTAAAATTTTTCGTTCGTGTGTTTCTTTTTAACTTCTTCTATAAAACCTAAATCTCTCAGCTTGTCAGTATTCAGTTTCCAAGAAAGCCAGTTGTCGTATGCGCTTTGCGTTTTAAAGCTGATTTCGCCCTTTTGAAGCGCTTCAACGAAAAACCTAATTGTCTTCATACTAATAAATTTGAAGCTAGCCATATAAATCTTTATTCCTTTAAAGGTTTATATAAATGTTTTTAAATGGTCTTTTCAAGCTTTAATTAGGTGAAAAAGATGGCAGAAGTTAAAGAATATGTTAAGGGTTTCATTCTTGGAGTAGTGGGCTTTTCAATAGCGTTGACAGTAGCTCAGCAAGTAATAATGCCAGCTTTAGCCAACTCAACAATTCCTTTAGTTACAGCTGCAATAGGTGGAACAATAGTTGGTGCAGGACTATTGTTCTTCCTAATTGGGCTGTTCTTCTAAAGCCCACTCTCCTTCATTTTTATTTTTATAAGTCAAATGATTAGATGAGGAAAAAGTTGATTTTCGCAGGTTTAATTTTAGCATTTTTTCTGTTTTTTGGAGTTATTGTAGTTGCACAACAAGTTAGGTACGTTTATCTTTTCGTTCCTAATTCTGCAGGATACAATTCTCTTTCAGAAATAAACATAACAGACCCTGCAAATCCTAAAGAAGTTAGCAGACACTATACAGTTCCTTCAGGATTTTATGGTAATCCTTCAAGAACAGCGATAGACCACTATGGAAATGCCTGGGTTGGAAACAGAGCTACGAACAGCTTAGTTAAAGTTGGAAATCTTGGAAGAGGAACTTGTGTTGATAGAAATGGAAATGGAGTAATAGAAACGTCAAGGGATAATAACAACAACGGAGTAATAGATTCTGATGAAATGGTGGATTTTGAAACAGATGAATGTATTTTGGAAAATGTTGTGCTCCCATATACTCCAGATAATGTTTTTTATATTGGTCTTGTAGGATGTGGTGGCTGTCATTGCTCCGGTGCACAAACGGGAGCAGTAAGTTTAAAACATGTTTTGGTTAAACCGGGAACATATCGCATTGGAATATGGTGCACAGAAGCTTATGGAGAGGAGAGATGCCAATTCAGGTTAAGGATTGATAAGCCTAATCAACCTCCTATATACATAGAAAGCAACGGAGATTATGGTAATATAGAAGTGAGAGCATATCGTTCTGGAGTATATACTGACTGTGCTTACTCGTTTGATGTGATAATCTCAAGAGCTAATATATTATACGACAACTGGTACTCTCAAGATTATTGGCCTAGTTGCGACATTTGTGATTTTTACGCAAAACTGGAAATTGTTGTTAAGAATGTCGATTGGAGCAACATATATCTTGAGATTATTGCTGATGACCATGCTCTGGTAGCTACTGATTCTCCAACCTTAAGCCAGTTAAATGACGGCGCTGGTGTTAGAGCAGTGTGCGTTGATGCTAACGATAATGTTTATGTAGGATTGTATGATTATAGACTTCTTTATCACGTTAGCAAAGAAGGAGAAATACTGAAAAGAATCGATTTGAGCACAGTCGATTGTAACCCATACGGCTGCATGGTTGATAAAAACGGCTTTGTCTGGATATCTTGTATTTCGAACTACAAGCTTGTAAAGTACAACCCAAGAACTGATACATCGGATTCATACTATCAAGGAGTTAATGTTTATGGCATTAGTCCTACGGCTGCTGGAGATGGTGTTGTATTTACCGGGTGGATACATTCTGTTGTCAGAAAGGTTGGTTTGGATGGTAGCATTATTTGGAGCGTTACAGGTCCTTATGCTGGTAGAGGAATAACGGTTGATAAAGATGATAATGTATATGCTGTTGGTTCAGAGTATGGAGATGTATGGAAGTATGATAAAAATGGGAATTTAATTAAAAGAGTTGAATACATTTGTGGAATGCCTACTGGTATTGGTTTGGATTATTATGAAAATGTTTGGGTCGCTTGCTACGACGGTCAGCTGGTCAGACTTGATAAAGAGCTGAATGTTCTTAACAGAGTAACTATTGGAAACTATCATTACGTTTACAGCGACTTTACTGGATATCTTTTGCAAGAAATAGTTGCTCCTCTCCCAGAATACCCGCTAGTTGCTCCTCCATCAGAGTTCATAAACTTAATTCCAATGTTGCTTGGCAATCCGCTCTTCTTCATCATAGTTTTTGGCTTGGCAATTGCTACTTATGTAGAAGGGTTTTTAGCTTCCGGAGGAATAGCGTTCGTAATGACATTCTTGGGAATTTTGCTGCTTTTTGCAATATTCAGCGGAGCAGTTGCGTGGTGGATAGTTCTCGTTTTGGTAGTTTTGATAATTGGCGGGATATTGTTTTTCAAGAGAAAATAAAGTGATTTAAATGCTGAGGGCAAATGAAATTATGAAAAGATGTCTGACATTTTTGGTATTTTTCATAGCTGTGTTTATTATTTTTAAACCATCTTTAGCAGTAGATATATCAGACTGCACTCAAATTAATTCGTCAGGAACTTATTACTTAACTAACGATTTGTATGGCTCAGCGCAAGCACCCTGCATAATTATAAATTCAAGTGATGTTACTCTTGACTGCCAAGGATATACAATATACGGTCCTGGAGTAGGTTGGGGAATTCTGACTATAAACGAAACCTATTCTCCAGGAATTAGAAACAACGTTGAAATAAAGAACTGCAAGATACAGAATTATGAAGTCGGAATTGTTTTGCATGCAAGGAATACAGTAATAAGAAACGTTACAATAAACGGTAATAACATAGCAAACAGCTCCGGATTAGCAATAAGGTATGGACCAATATCTTTAATAGGGGTTTCTGTTACAGCGACGCATATTGGAGCTAGCAT